TCAGGTGGCGTAGGTGAGGCCCCGGAAGGCGTTGGGGACCAGGATGGCGGAGTTGTTCCGCCAGAAGGCCACCAGCCCCCGCTGGCCGGACGGGCGGTTGTTGTTGGTGTGGAACAGATGGGGCACCAGCTCGATGTCCATCCCCGCCTTGTCGACGATGAGGAACTGCTGGAAGTCGCCGAGGATGAGGTAGCGGTTCCCGGCGGTGTTCCGCAGCCGCATCGCCGACGCCTCATGGGCCGGGTAGCCGATCAGCTCGGGCGGGCGGCCCTCGGTGAGGCGGGCGTACAGGGTGCCGTTGGTGTCGAGCGCCCGGACCAGGTTGTAGGTGTTCTTGCGGGCCAGCCAGCGGGCCCTCGGCTGGAACCGGGGCGGGAGGGCGTTCTCCACCGCGTAGATGTCGGCGGCCTCGAAGCTGGCGTAGCCGTCGTTCACGTTGCTGGCGGTGGTCAGGGTCGAGCAGATCCCGGCCGGGTTGGGGGCGTTGCCGTCCCCGACCAGGAACGAGGTCGCCTCCTCGACATCCTTGGCGTCGGTCAGCAGCCGCGTCATCTCGGAGCGGAGCTGGCTCCAGTCCTGGTCGGCCTCCACGCTGAACGGCACGAACCCGTCGACGCGGGTGGGGGTGACGGTCGGCTGGGCCATCGCCGGGGCGTCGTCGTCGACCTCGGTGGCCTCCCCCGACCGGCCGACGGTGATCCCCGCCGAGGTGACGCCCTCCCAGGCGCGGCCGGTGATCGTCTCCACCCGGGCGATGGCCCGGATCGGGTTGGTCGCCCCGTCGCTGGTGAGGATGACGGTCGGGTCGAGGGTGAACGGCACCGCGACCTGCGCCGAGGTGGCCGACCCCATGGACAGGGCGGCCTGGGGGCGGGGGAGCTGGTAGCCGGCGCGGATGGAGTCCCAGAACCACCGCTCGTACTCGGGGGAGCCGGTGGCCAGGATGCGGCGGGCCAGGGTGCCGCGCTCGTCGTCGATGCCGTCCAGCAGCCGCATGACGTTGCTCTGGGCGTCCTCGACGCTGATGCGGTCCCGGACCGGGCCGTAGCGGGCCCGCTCGATGGCCCGCTTGGCGTTGTCGCGGAGGCGCTCCACGTACTCGCCGTCGTTGCGGGACTCGGCGCGGATCCGGGCGATGTCGTAGATCTCGGTGCCGCGGCTGCGCAGCACCGCTGGCGCCCCCACGGCGGCGGTGACGGCGCGCTCGGTCGCGGCCGGGGTGGCCTGCAGCTGGCCGAGCCGGTCGCGGCGGGCGCGGAGCTCCCCGACGGTGGTGGCCTGCTCGTCCCGCTCGGCGTTGAGGCCGTTCCACTCCTCGCGGACGCTGTCGGGCATGAGCTGCCCGGCGTAGTCGGCGTCGATCTCGGCGAGCCGGTTGTCGATCTCGGCGACCCGGGCCTCGCGGTCTTCGATGCTCAGGGCATCGCTCATGGGGTGCGCTCCTTTCCAGGAGGACGGGGGAGATACCACGAGGTCGCTCCCAGGGGGCCGCGGCTCGGGCCGCGACGTGTCGGCGGGCTGGCAGCGGCGGCGACCGCTGGCACCGGAGCCGGGGTGAGGATGGGGTCAGGCGCAGCGGCCGGGGCTGGCGGTGGGGGCGGGTCGGTGGGGCGGGGCGCGGCGCGGGAGAACACGCTCAGATCCCAGGCGTCAGAGACCCCGCGGCCATCGGCGTCATCGACCACATCGACCAGCCCAGCCGCATAGGCCTCGTCGGCGAGGTACCAGGTCTCGTCCAGCATCCGCTGGCGCCAGTCGGCGATCTCCCCACCGGCGCGGCGGGCGTACATGCCGGCGATGTTGTCGCCGTGCCGGTCGAGCAGCTCGGCGAGCTCGCGCATGTCGGCGGCGTTGCCGATGACCAGCCCCCAGGGGTCATGGATCATGAGCATGGCGTTCGCCATGGCGGTGATCTTGTCGCCGGCCATGGCGATGAACGACGCGCTCGAGGCGGCGAGGCTGTCGATGATGACGTGGACCTTGGCGGCGTGCTGGCGCAGGGCGTTGTGGATCGCCATGGCATCGAACACGTCCCCGCCGGGCGAGTTCAGGTGGACCTCGATCTTGGGGGTCTTGACGGCGCGGAGATCCTTGACGAAGTCCTGGGCGCCGGTGCCGAACCAGCCGATCTCGTCGTAGATGTCGATGATGGTGGTGTCGCCATCGCGGGTCGGCTCGCTGTCATCATCGCCGTCGTCGCCGCCGGCCGGCTCCCCTTCCTGCTCGGGGTCGGCGGCCTTGGCGGTGATCGAGTACCAGGGGCGGGGCTGGCGGGCCTGGGGGCGTCGCCGCCACGGCCAGCGGGGAACATCGTCGCCGTCGCCGTTGCGGAGCCGCTCGAACACGCGGGCGAGGTCGTCGGGGGTGGCCAGGGGCCGCAGCCGCGACAGGTCGCCGTTGACCGGCAGCTTGTTGTCCATGCAGCGTCCCTCCGTGCGGCGCATGACGGCCGCGCAGTAGGCGGCCGGGTCGTCGCGGTCGCTGTTGGCGCGCTCACACGCCTCCATGTCCGCGTATTCACAATCAGGGCCGAACGGCACGACAGATCACCTCGCTCGCAGATCGGCCGGCGGCTTCCCATTGCCGTTACTGGTTGGCTCGGTGCCCTCGCCGGGCGGGACCAGCTGCACGCTCATCAGCCCGCTGTGCCGCAACCTGCGCCAGTCGTGGTTGCGGACCGCGTCGATCACACTGGCCGGCTCGAACCCGTCGCGGACCAGCGACGCGATCGTCTGCGCCTCATTGGCCTGAATCTCGGCCTGGTCCTTGGCGTCCTCCCGCAGAAACGGCACCGCCGAGGTGTCGAACCACAGCGACGCGCCCCGCGCGTTGACGGGATCAGCGACCAGCGGCTCCAGCGAGCGAGCCGCGTTCGTCCACCAATGGTGGGCGGTCCCATCCGAGAAACGTCGCCGGGCCGAATTGAAGTTCCCCGCATTGAGGGCGCTGCCTTGCAGGCCCTCGCTGAATCCCACCCAGGAGGGCGGGACACCGGAGGCGGCAGCCAGCCGCGACTCCGCCTTGCCGGCGACCTCGGAGTAGTCCAGGTCCCGCAGGTTCGCCCCGATCGGCATCGGCTCAGCGCCGCCGCCCAGATAGAGGGTGCGCCAGGCATTCCACGTGCCGACGTGGTCGGCCTCAAACAGCTCCTTGAACTCGCGGACCTGTTCGATGGTGATGCTCGGATCGAACCTGAGCGCCAAGTTCGGGGTGGCCGAGTTGCGGAAGTACGCCAGTTTATGCTCGGTCTGCGCCTGGTCGGCCTGCAACTCCCGAAGAGTCGCCGTGACCCACGACATGCCGAGGAACACCCGGTCGGGGTCGGGCAGTAGCGCGAACATCGCCACCTCGTCGGTGCCGAGGATGACCATCGGACCCGACGGGGGTTTGTACGCGTAGCCGAGCAGTTCGACGTCGGCGGCCTCAGCGGGATGCTCGGCGTCCTCGTCGGACCCCATGACCGCGATCACCCACTCGGGGCGGAGCCGCACCAGGCGGGGAGTGGCGCCGGCACGTGCCTGCGCTCGGCTGGGCGTGATCTTGCGGATGTAGGCGGTGCCGGCCAGCGACACATCCACTTCCATGCGGGCCAGCAGGTCCGCGGTGGTGCCACCCACCCACGGGCGCTCCAGCAGCCGCAGCGCCTCGGTGCCGAACAGGTCGGCCGGCTGGCCACCCTCATACCGGGTCCAGGCGAACCGGATCTGGCTGAGCACCTGCATGCGCGCCATCACCAGCGCAAAGATGAGGCCATTGCTGCGGTAGGCGTGATTGGCCGTCTGGGCGAGCTGCTCCTCGTCCAGCTTGCCCATGCTGGTCTTGAGGAACGGGTACATGGTGCCGTCGAAGCTGAACCAGTCGACGTACTCCTGGAGGGTCAGGTTCGCCGGGCGGGCCGGGGTCGCCGGGGTCGGCGTGGGGGGGCCGTCGAGGCCGTGGATCATCCGCTCGTACAGCGTGGTCAACGTGCCCTCCCTTCTAGCGTCCGGTGAGCGCGAACGGTCGCGGCGGCCCCGGCTCGACCACATGGGCGCGGGTGGCGTGCCCCCACAGGGCCAGGGTCACTGCCGGCAGCGGCGACAGGTCGATATGGGCGCCGCGGCGGACCCATAGCCACCGGTCGCCGAGCTCGCGTCGCTCCGCGCCAGCCACCGCCAGGTCGAGCTCCGGCTGGCCGAGGTGCCGCAGCGACGCCGGCTCATCCACCAGCGGGTTCGCGCCACTGGCGTCATACAGGGTGCCAGCGGCGCCAGCGATCTCCACCACGCTGGGCTTCAGGATCTCCAGGCCGACCGCCTCAGCCTCGGTGATCAGCGACCCCGCCGGCCCCGACGGGGCGATCACGATCGCGCACGGCGACCACCGGTCGGCCCGGTCGACCCGCTCCTTGAGCCACGGCACCACCCACGCCGAGCCGCGGCGGTGCTCGGCCACCTCGATATGTGACCGGCCGTCGGCGCGGCAGCCCGCCACCCCGATCGACGCCCAGGTGCGATCCGGGGTCATGTCGACCGCGAACGCTGGCCGGTCGGCGATCACCGATTGCGGGTCGCAGATGTCCGCCCATGCCTGCTGGCCGATGACCAGCCACTCAGCCGGGGTCTCATCCAGCCATTGGTTCAGATAGGCGCGGCGGAACTCGTTCAGCTTCATCGACTGGAACTCAGCCCGGACCGCGGCCTCGGTGACGGTATGGCCCAGGGCCGGCATGCACGCCCACCACGTCGCCGGGTCATCAGCTGGGGCCTCGTTCGGCGCCGACCACTCGAAATAGGCGACCCCGGCGTCCAGGCCCGCCTCCACCGCGAGGCGGCCCGCCTCGACCTTGCCCCACAGGTACGGGCTGGCCGCCTTCGACTTCCCCGCTGTCGACACCACGTCCAGCTGCGGCTCCGGCCGGGTGATCATCGCCGGGGCCATGCCCTGCTCCACCCGGTCATCGACCTGAGCGAACGCCTCATCGATCACACCCTCATCGAGGGTGTCGCCATGGCTGGACTCCTCGGTCGGAGCGTCCAGCCCGTGAATCGACCCGTTGCGCCAACGGATCGCCTCCTGACCGATCTGGCGCCGCACCGTGAACAGCGACCGGAACGGCGACGCCTCCAAGATGGGGAGATGCTCGTCCTCCCACTTCTTGCGGGCCTTCAGCCGCGTCTGGGCGGTGTAGACGATCGCCTGCCGTCGGCCGAACGCCTGCGCCCGGTGCACCATCTTGGCCAGCAGCAGCGTCGTCTTGCCCGACTGCCGCGGCACCGTCAGCACCAACCGACGGTAGATCAGCAGCCCCGTGTCAGGGTCCTGCTCCAGCGCCACGTCGGCGACGTGCCGCTGCCACGGCATCAGGGGGGTTCCCAGCGCCTCCGCGAACCGGGCGAGCTCGCCGCCCCTTGTCGGCCGGTCCGTCCTCGGCGTCGACCACCGGGGTAAGCAGCGAAGCGACGAACCCCTCTCCAGAATCGCTGTCACCGCGCCGCCCTAACGTCTCCATCGTCGCCCGCAACTCCCGGACGACCGCGGCCATGTCCCGCGCCGACGCATCGACCCGGATCGCCATCTCCTCATTGCAGCGCCGGCACACCCCACGGCACTCCCCATCCACCAGCTGCGCCAACGCGAGCGCCGCCGCCGCCAACCCACCCGGAGCGCGCAGCGACAGCCCGAGGTCCCGCAGATCGCGGCGGATCGCCTGCTCAACCGGTCCAGGGTCCAATGTCCGACTTCCTGCTCAGCGGGACACACACAACATGCGCGACTGGCGCGGGATCGTGGGGCCCCGTCGATCGGCCGTGGCCCCCCCCCCCCCCC